TCAGCGTTTTGAGCCATATCAAAAGCATTCTTCCAGCCATCATTAGATGCAACATCCTCTAACCACTGGTCGTACTTCTTCTGATTCCATCTCTTCATGGCTCTCTTTCTCTCCTTCTCCTCTTTCTTCTTAAGTGCATCTAACTTTTTCATGTCATCTGCTCTCATTTTAGCCACTCTAGATCTAACTAGAACAGGATCGTTATAGTCCATCGCCTCGTTCTGCTCGTTTAAGAAAGCTTTGAATGTTAGAGCTAATTCTTCTGCTTGTAAATTCTTCACTGTGCCTTTTTGTTTTTTTGTTTCTTCCTCGTCATCAATGTCTGCAATACCAGGTCCGGATAATTTATCGCCTGAACCAACAGTACCATCTGATGGTAAAACAACTGGACCCATGCCACCTATATTTGCACTAGGAGTAATATGCTGAGCTGCATGCGCAAAATCTTCATCTACTGCAACACCCCTCTTCTTTAAGATCTTTTCAATTTCTTGATAAGCCTTCTTGTAGTCAGATTTAGCATAGTGCATACCTTTTTGATAGTAAGCATAGCCATCAAGAGCTGCGTCGTACATTCCTTTTAATTCTTCATCAGACATTTTGTCATTAAATACAAACGGTCCAATAAATGCTTCATCTACCGTCTCTGGTAAACCATCATGTTTTGTTGAAGCGTATTTCTTTAAATCTTTCTTTGTCATTCCGTCTGATAATGATTTTACCTTGTCTCTGTAAGCTGGGTCTATATCTGATAATTCTAATGAACCATCTTTTACGGCGTAAGCCATACCCATTAATCTCTGTTGTGATTTACTTGCTGAAGGCATTTCTTTTTTCTAGTTCTTTTAGTATTACGTTCTTCTTTCTTTTTAAGCTGGGATTCTCGTAAGCTTTTAGTAGCTCCTCTGTGGAAGTGTTTTGAACTGTGTAATGTTTCCATGCCCACTTCTTGGTCATTTTACCATTACTGTCTTTTTGATATTCTTTACTACTTTCTTTTAATTTACAAGATGCCAACTCCTTTTTTGTATTTTTACCAAGCGTAATCGAACTTCTCGATCTTAGCTATTTTTTCTTTTACTCTTTTCGCGTAGTTCTTAGATTCTCTCTCGTAGTAAGATTCTCTTTCACCGTATCTAGCTTCAGATTCTTCTGCTTGTCTAATGTAATCTACATATCTAGCATAGTCATCTAAGATATTTGACATGTGTTGAGATGCGTCTCTTGCTTTTACCTCTCTACCTTTTGGAGATTCACCAATTTTAATTTCTTGATATTGAGTCTTCTCACCTTTAGCTAAACCATCTGAAATTTGCTTAGCCAATACATCGATTGCATCTTGTACCATTTTATCTAGTGGTAAACTTGCTGCTTTATCAGCTAAGATCTTGTGGTATCTAGCCATGTTACCATCTTTAAATTCTTTGTCAGATTTGAATGCTGTTGCACCTGCTTTAGCTTCCGCTCTTGCATTTCTTAATTGGTCAGTAGAATACTTTTGTCTAATTAATTCTAGATTAATAACGATAACTCTATCAGACATCTCTGCAACTCTCTTACCGTTACTAAGACCTGATGCACCCCAACCTCTATATTTATGGTTGATACCAATTTGTCCTTCACCGCCTTTTTTCTCTTTAGACCAAGTTCTACCGCCTGACCATCTTGACCATTCGTTAACATAGAACTGTCTATCGCCAGACATAGCTGCTAAAACAATACCTCCACCTGGAACTACTTTATAGTCATTCCAAGATCCGTTATCATGGTCATAATATGGGTTTTCTTTCTCATTGTCTGAGATAAAGAAAAGTACGTGGCTTGAACCACCGTAGTTTTTAAATACCTTTGATACATCATTACTAACAATAAAATCTTCATCTTCAATTTTATCAAGTGCTACTTTAGATAGTCCGTAAAAACCTTTAGCTAATTGAGATAGGTTTTTCTTACCTTGCTTACCTTCTCTACCGTTCGATAGAACTGACCTTAAAATAGCAGAGTTGATTGCCTCGTTAAGGAAGTTAGCACCAACGAAATCAGCAAATGATTCAAATAGTGTTATTTCGTTTTTCATATTTGTGTCCATATTTTCTAATAATCCAATTGCAATGTCGCCAACTTCTCTATCGCCTTTGTCAACATATCTTTTATTAATGATAGCAAATCTAAAACCATCTACTTCAATTGTATATGATGGAGCCATCGTGTCGCTATAGAAGTATTTCTTCTTATAGCCACTTTTATCTAATTCTTTACCGATTGCAAAGAAATCTCTAGCTTTACCGACAACATCTTCTAGGTTATCTAAGTGAGTTGCAACGTCGTCTTTTTCTACTACAGCTGATTCGTGCACATATAGGTTTACATATCTACTACCTTTTTCTGAGTAAATTGTAGTGATTTTAAAATCACCTTTGATTTTCTTACCGTAATCTTCTTTGTAGTATTTAGCATAATAAGCTTTAAAGAATAAGTTTGGTTCTAGTTCTCCAAAGAAATGTGATGATTTACCTACATAAAATTCAGCTTTAGGATATACTTTTAAAACATCTTTTTCTGTTTCAGCATCTAGAACTGCTTTATCAAATTCTTTTACAAATTTAGCTTCAGTAACTACAGATTCTTTAACTAGTTTTGGATTACTGTTAATTAACTTTTCCATGTCTTCTTCAGATAAAGATGTAAAGCCAAACTCACCAAACATTTTTTTTGCTAGCTTATCAGCTTTTTTCATGTCAATATGTCTTGACATATCATTTGGATCTAAAGTTGCAAAGCCAAACTCACCATAAATATCTTCTGCTCTATTGTTTAGTTCGTCCCATGCTTTAGCTTCATTAACTTTTGATTCTTCAATATAAGCCCACATTTGTTTATCATCCCATCCAAATTTATGATCGCTTTTTAAAATCTTTTTAAGGTCTTTGGTTTTACCAGTTAATACTAATTCAATAGTATCTTTACCATCTTCACCTTCAGCGCTTTCAATTTCAACCTTATGCTTTTTTAACCATTCTTTAAATTCTTTTCTTTGACCAAACCACGAATGAACTCTTATTTTAGCTTCGTTAACTTTTGACTCATCCACTCTCTTGATAGTATCATAGAACCAATCTTCTGGCTCATCTCTGGAATCAGTGTAAACATCAATTTCCCATTCGTCGCCGAATTGGTCAACGCCAACATAATACCAATCTTTACCCTCGTTATCGTGGTCGTCAATAATATCACCTTGGTCAAATTCTACTTCATACTTCTTACCACCATCTTTAAATTCAATGTATGGGAATTTGTCTTTAGTCACCTTGATCTTCTCGTTTACCTCGGTAGCTTTAGGAGTTTCATCTAGTTCAGCTAGAATTCTACGACCCCACTTTGAAAGCTTTACACCGTCTTCAGAAACATTAAAGTACTTTCTATTTCTAGAAGCCCATTGATTTGCACTAGTAGATAATTCAGAAAGAATCTTATTGAACTCTTCTCTTGTCACCACACCATCTGCAATTGCCTGTAGGACTGCATTTCTTACGCTAGCAGTTTTACCTACTGTTTGTGCAGGGTGGTTCTCTGTATATTTTCTTTTGATTTGCAATTTCTTGCCTTCTGATAAAAAGTCTTCAAATGTTGCCATGATTATGCTTTAATTTTTGCTAGTTTACCTTGTGTTTCTTCATATTGAAACGCGAACTTAGACTTTGCGTAAAGTGTTCCCATTGAGAATGAAACATAAATACCATCTGGTTTTTTCATAGCCATCTTATATGCTTCTGCTGCAGCAGCCTCATCGTCAAAAATACCGATATGTTGCTTCTTGCTACCGCCGTTTTCCAATCTAATTCTTTGGCCATAGAAGTCTACTTCATTATGTGCAAATACTAAATACTTTGTATTGCCTTTTTCTGGTAGGTTGTCACTATGTTCGCCAAATGCTGTTCTAGTACTATAGTAATAAGAACCAAATTGAATAGACTCATTTAATGATTCTCTAAAGCTTTCGAATGATTTTATCTTTTTCATATTAATATGCTATATTTGTTTATATATTCTTCAAAAAATCATCGAAGGTTAGGAATTCTGGTTGTGCAGATTCTGCAGCAACGCCCATCGAGTTTTCTAATTTTTGTTTTAGTTCTCCGTACATGCCATGAATGCCCTTAGGAGTTAATTTTTTAAATAGTTTCTCATCACCATCAAGCATTGCGTTTCTAACTTGAGTAGCTGAGATATTCTTACCTGTTCTTGGAATTTCAAATAGACCAAAATCATCTCTAACACCTAGGTCATCTCTGTATTCTTGTCTGTCTACTTGATAGCTGTAAACTTTCATTCTATCTGTTCCAGTTCCCCAAAGTACTGGTTCGTACTGTGGTCTTAACTCGTTGAACATTTTATCGATAGCTGCTGTTGGTAAGATCTTCACATCCTCAATTGGATATTTACCCTTTAAGCTCTGTAGCATTTTTAGTTGAGTCTCTTCATCGTAAGGTCTCTTGAATGCATCTTCTGCTTTCTTAGTCTTCGACTTAATTAAGAAGATAACTACCGGATAACCATTTTGCTTATAGATAGTTTCAATAACTTTAGCATGCCCTAATGTAAATGGTTGAAATCTACCAACAAACATGTTGACTAATTTCTTACCTTGGTCTGGGTATTTTACAGTTAGACCTTCTGTGATTGGACTAACTTGAGCCTGAATCTTTTGGTTTAATAAGTATTGTTTGAAATTCATAACGTTGTCTTCATTTGCTTTCATCATTACTAAACCCTCAATAGTTTCAACAAGCTCGTTAACTTGATTCATTAGGTCTGCATTGATAATCTCAGTCTCTTTTGTTCTCTTCTTTCTAAATGAGCCTAATGTAATTTTAAATAGCTCAGATAAAATTTTATCTTGTACTAGAGTAAGTGTCTTTTCGTTTTGAATAAACTTATGATTTAATTCAAACATCGGAGATTCAGAAAAGTCCGCCGAGTCAAATTTAGCACCAATATATTTGGTTGCATTTTTATTGACATAGTCGTTGAAGATCTCTGACATCAACTCTAAATATCTTCTATCTGCCTTCTCCTCTTTTAATTTAATGGTTGAGAAATCAAACTGCGCTAAGTGTTCTACAATATCAAGAATAGTAATCTGATACATGTCAGATGGTTTTCTCTTCTCACTAGGTTGCTTGTTAAACTTCTCTAGTTTAAAAGACTGTAATTCTTTACCGTCATGGAAATTAACAATAAAGCCTGCAACGTCTTTTGATAAATCATTCATTAACGCAGACTGCTTCATATTCTCATTGAAGATACCGAATACGGTTCTTGTAAAGCTAGGCTTCTCAAAGTCTTCGAATGTTTGTTCGAACTCGTTGACTGACATTGCAAGAATTTGCTTTAGTCTGTCTTTTTGACCTGAGTCTAGTTGACCTTCAAATAGAACTGGTGGTTTTGCAACACCCAGTTTATCTGCCCATTTATTTAAGACCTTAGTGTCTCTAATTACTTTCTTAATCTTATTAGGATTAGAAGGTTGCAATACCTGGATATGTGTTAGAATTAAATTAGATTCTGGTAGTACGTCGTACTCAATGTCAATAGTTTTATTATCACCTACGTATTCAAAGCCGAATTTCCAGTCAAATGGCATATCCTCTACGATGTCTTTAGAAACAGATTTAAAGTGGCGAATTGCATTCTCGTAGTATCTGACAATTGTACGATCTACTACATCCATTGGTTGCTTTGAACCAGATTTGTAGTACGCAAAATCAGTACCTTGTCTTCTTGCGTGAAAAGATGAACCGTTGATTTTCTCAGTCACAATACATTTGTGGCTAAGTAGTTTATCAACGTCTGCTGTGTTAGCTCCTTCGAAATATGTTTTTAAATTGTCTAATGCCATAATTTTTATTATCTACCGTATTTAATAATACCCATTAACTGGTTAATAGCGGCAAAAGTTCCAGTTAACTTGAATGTTTTACCATTGTATTTAAAGACTAGGCCTTCTGTTGGAATGATTGACTCAATACCACCAATACCTTCTAGCCTCTTTAATTCTTTTTCTACCTTCTCAATCTGTTTTAAATCGCCGTTCTTTTTAACTTTGTCAGCCTCAGTTCTGATTTGCTTATGTAATCTTGCTTTCTCAGCTTCTGGGTTAGCAGCCACAAAATTAGAAACGTTCTTTAAAACATCTGCACCTAATTCTAAAAATAGGTTCTCGAAAGGTAGAATGTTTTCTTTATACTTCTTGTTTCTTTGACCGTCAAAATCTTTGACAGCTTTTGCTTGTTCTGGAGTAACTGCTTTCTTTAAGTCTCTCATATTTAGAGTCTTCTTGTCTAAGTATGCCCATCTTAATAGAAGTCCTTCTTTTAATGCCGGGTCTAAATCTGCAAAGTTCTCTTCGATTTGGTTTCTCCACCAAGCCTCGTGATACATTTTAACCTCATCTTGATCTGATAGACTATAAGTATCTCTTAGTTTATTTATCGCCTTTTCGTAATAGCCGACTCTCTCATCAAAGTTAATGTCTTTTCCTAACTTTAAAATTTGAGGGGGAATTATTGTAAAGGTCTTTTGCACATCAGCTTTTAACTCTCTAAGTGCTTTTACAATTTCACCTGCAATATTCTCTTCACCTATGATATTACCATTACCATCAGTAACTTTCATACCGTGGAATTGAATAACATCTCTGTCATAATAGATTACATTAGGATTCTTAGAGTAAATTAGCTCCATGTTGATAAATGAGTTACCATCCATGAATACAGATTGGTCCTTAAGCTTTGGGAGCGCTTCTGCTAGATCTTTAGCAGCAAAGATGAATGTTTCTTCAACCAGCTTTGAAGCGTGGCCAGTGAACATCTTAATGATACCATTTAGGTCGAGTGGATTAGCTAGTTGCCCTTTGTTTCTGGCAAACATAGTCTTACCATCCTTTACAGTTGCGAATACATTCTGACCGTCTGTCTTTTCAGTTGGAGCCTCTTCAAAATCGAGACCTCCTTGTAGCGCAGATCTTACGATAGTTTTAAAGTCACCGAATGTTAATGAATGGTCATCGAATGGGTGCATCATGTGGCCAGCAGCCCCACCTTCAAATACGAAGTTCTCCAAGTTGTCCACCTGGAGTACTTCATTTAAGAATTCTGTAAATTTATAGTATATCTTCATAAGAAGTTTTAGATTGTTTTTATCCTAGTGATGATTGTAATGCGCCAACTGCTGCACCATAGTCATCGCCGTGTTTGTCTAATAAACCGTCTACTACTTCTTGAGCTTTTTCTTCGTCGAATTTGTCACCGAATGCTTGTCCTAAAACTGAGAATGCATACTCTTTAAAATCTTCATCAGACTTTACTTCTGCTTCGTTAGTTACTGATTCAAAAGATAGAGAATCAATTGCAATATTCATCGCAGCCATTTGCATTGGGTCAGTACCGTCCATATAGTCTACCGTTGCAAATCCACCTTTATCAATTTCTATAATTTTAAATCTTCCAGGGAATCTGATATTCTCACCGTAAACTGTTTCACCTTTTTCTACAGCTTTCATAGCTTTCTTGATTTTAGGGTGCATTCCTTCAGTTACTTCTTCAGTTTCTTCAACTTCTTCAGCTGGAGCTTCTTCAGACTCTTCTTCCTCGCCACCTTCTTTTTCAACTTCGATTTCATAATCTCCGTCTACCTTGATTTCGATTTCATCTTCAGTAATTTCTTCGTTTTCAGTTTTAATACCTTCTTCAATATATTCAGCTAAATCTGGATCGTCCCAACCAAGTTCTGGATCTGCTAATACAGTTTCAAGGTCTTTTCTTTTACCTTGCATTGTGATAACTGGGTGACCTCCACCTGGACCGTCCATCACTTTATTGATAATCTTAACTCTGTTCTTTTTTAAGAACTTTAAGAAGTCTTTATCATCAGGGTTAATTGCATCCATTTCAACAGTTGCTTCACAGATAGCATCAACATCTTCTTTAATGACCGGATAAGTCTTACCGTTAAACTCAAACTCTTCAGCATCTTCTTCAATTGCTTTAGCTCTTGCAGCTAAAAATGCATTACCTTCAGTAAGTACTGATTCGTTTTGGAAAAGTAGGTTGAATTCATCTACGATCGCTTGAGCTACTTTAGAGAAGCCCCATCCATCTAGATACATTGCAACACCTTCAACGATACCGATACCTGACCATCCAGCTGCGCTAGATAGAGTTGAGTAGTGCTCGTCTAAGAATTTCTTGATTGTCTTTGCACCTACTGGTATTTCAATACCGCCTATGCCATCGATCTTGGACATGACTGTTCTAATCTTGCCGCCGATCTTCTTTCCAATGGGTTCAATATAAGAATGGAAGTTTGCGTCTTCTAGAGCATTCATGGTTAGATATTTAATAGCACCTAAGTGTGTAGCAGAGTCTGCAGTTAAAGCAGAACCTTCTACCATAATACCTTCTAGTGCTTTGCTAACTTTCTTTGCGTCTTTTACATTACCTTTAGATGGTACAAACGCTTCGTTAATTTTAAACTTTTCGAAAGCAGGTTTTAATTCTCTTGGCTCGTCATACGTATCTGCCATCATCCACTTCTTAGACCCCATGTCATATAAGTAAACGAATTCTGCTCCTGCTTTATCGCTAGCATCATAAATATAATCGTCGATTTTCTTAACATCGCCTTTCATTGTAGTTTTATCTCCGTAAAAATTAATCTTACTAGGATCTGCTTCTAAGAACGAGCCACCTCCTTTCTTAAGTAACATCTTTACAGTTCCAGGGTTCATGTAACCTTTCTTAATTGTTGGTAACATGTGGTCTGGATAACCGTCGTAGTGCATATACACTGACTCTATTTTTCCGGATTTAGAGATGATACCTATTTGAGATCTGGTACCTTCCTCAATGATTGCTAGAGACTCAGATACTTCAGAAGCACCTAGCTTAGCAAAAAATTTGTTTCTATCTTCTTCGCTTAAATCTTTTACAGATGTAACACCGAAGTCAGATAATAATGTTTCGAATTGATATGCTGACTCTGTACGAGCAGCTTTTTGTTCTTCTTCTAATTTCATCTTTGCTGCTTCAGCAGAAGCATTAGCGAAATCTTCAAAAGATTGTAGTTTTAATGAACCCATTTTATTTGAATTTATTTTTAATACTTTACTATTGTATTATATATCACCGTCAAAAGTAACATTTTTTACTTCAAACGGGAACTTCTGCTCTCTGTAGATCTTCTGTCTAGCTTTAGAGTGCCTGATTAGATAGTTATCCCAGTCTGGTGAGGATAAATCATCTACAAAGTCAATGATATTTACCTCGGATTTAGTGTGGTGCTTTCTTAAACCACGACCAATCGATTGTCTAATAATTACTTCTGATTTGAATGATTCGGTAAAGAAGATGTTGTGTATTTTCTTAATAGAAATACCTGTAGAGAATGTACCGTAAGAGGCGACAATTACTACTTGCGCACCTGCTTCCATCTTCTTCTTGTACTCTTCTCTAATATCTTTATCGGTATTACCATCCACGTAGTAAACCGGTTTGTCTGACTCCTGTCTAAGCTTTTCATAGATTCTTTTACCATGTTCGATTCGGTGGAAAAGAACAAGGCTATTCCCACGTACTCTGGAAATAATGTTGCAAATGAAAGCCAAGCGACCTGTTGAATTGATGACATAGTTGCTCTCGAACTTATATACGTCTTTGCTTTCATACCTGTTTTGCGACATTTCTCTAAAAGCATTCTTTGTCGATTGTGGTGCATAGTCCATTTTAATTACTTTCACATTACAGCCTGCAATGTGTCCCTCATCTTGGAGGAATGCTGCGTTAACCTCTGTAATTACCGGCCCGGTGTGAGCCATTAAGGTTAATCTATCTAACGTCTTTGCTTTTGGAATTGTTCCCGAGAGTCCAAATCGATAATTTGCCGCGGTACATTTTTGTAGAATAGTTTTAATAGATGTAGACTTAGCCTTGTGAGTCTCGTCGATAATTACAGCGTCAAACTGTTCAAAATATTCTTTATCTTTCTTAACAAGAGATTGATATGTACCGATTACCATGTTTCTACCAGGTCTAATCTTTTGGCCGGAGTAGATCTGTTGTACTTTAATATTTGTTGCATTACGCCAGTTATAGTCCATGAAGTCCTCAGAGGCCTGTACAACTAACGAAACGTTTGGGACAATAAGTAATATCCTTCCTGCCTTAGCCTTCTCTAACATATACGCAATAACCATATACGTTATCAAGGTTTTACCGGCCGATGTTGCCAACTCACTTAGACATCTTCTAAATTTTAAGATATTATATGCTGCGTCGAGTTGATAATCTCTAGGCGTTAACTCGCTGCCCTCAAAGTAGGCCATGGCCCACTCTTCAAACTCTTCTTGTTTTACTGAAGGGTCGAATAGTGTGGTTACACCATTCATCTTTAACTCGAACTTATATTGTTTACACAGATCCATCACCTCTTTCCAAAGTCCAGATGGAATCCACTTATCATCCTTAATATAGGAGATATAGCCATCCCATAACCCTTTCTTCACAAGAGGGTGAAAGCGCCAGTTTTCAATTCTACGATTAAATGTGATATTGAGTTGTTCTACTTCTAGTTCACTCGCCTCGTCAATACGCAGAAACTGCTTATTATCTGTTAAACTCAGTTCCATTTTTTATAGTCCGTTAAGGGACAATCTATTTCTGATTGCAAAGCCCATATTATCCAGGGTCTTCACTGAGTCTCTAAAGAATTCTAGCTGATTTTCAAGATGAGATAGAATCATATTCTCATCTGCCATATCATTCTCTAGAAACTTCTCTTTAACTTTCTCACCTAGTTTATAGTCGTAATTATAGTAACGGATATACGCTTCTCTATATCTAGTAGAGACTGCAATCTTCTGTTCTTTTATCTTTACGTTTAGGTATGCAATCTGATCTACACAGGTCTGTCTTGATGATAGTACATTGGCTATCACCTCTTCCATTCCATCTACTTTCTTAAGGCCTTTCGCTAAGGCTCTAATAGTATCAGACCACTGCTGTCTTTGAGCACTCAACTTTTGGTCTAGTGCCTGAATCTTTTCTTTACTCATATTAGTTATATTAGAACAGAGACTTTTTGTTTGGATTTGACCTTACAAACTTAGCGGCTTTTTGGCCCTTCTTAAGTTTAGGTTTTTCCACAACAAAGTCTTTGCTCTCCACGTTAAACTCTTCAGCATCAAAACCCACAATGAGTTTGTTGCCCTTAAATCTCTGGGAGTCCTTAAAAAAGTCTTCTAATTTGTCTTCCATTTCTTCTATACGTACCATAGATCTAATTCGCTTGATGTGAAATACTTTTCAATTTGTTTCCATGCATCTGATTTTTGCTGGTAACATACTTTCACCAAGTCGTTTAGATCCTTGATATTATATGTATCTAACTTAAAATCAGCTAGAAATTTAGACCACATAAATACTGGTCTACCCTTCTTTAATTTCTCTGCCATTTTCTTTTTACCCGTAACATCGTTATCAAACATGTAACGTACTGTTGCCATCTCATCAAATTCTTCTGTCGATCGACCGGCAGTGGCCAATGCTAATGAGTTGTGCATAAACTTTGCGTCAAGTGGTCCTTCAAATAGAGTTACTGGCTGTTGGAAATTAACCTGCATAATTCCAAATAGTGTTGATGCTTTTGCAAGTTTATTTAATTCCTCTTGTGGTAACTCAAGTGGTTTATTCCACTCTTCATAGAGTTTAGGTAGGTCATAAGTCAAATATCTTGACCCATAGCCTTTCATTCGTCTGGATTGTGCGCCGATAATTTTACCTTCCATTCCCTTATTTAAAATCCAAAGGCGATTACCTTTAGGGGAAAATAAGAACTCATCAGCTTTATTGTGTAATAGCCTATCTTTAAGCTGGAACCATATCCAGTCTCCTGGTTCAATTTCTTTAGCGCCAAATATCTGTTTAAACTCTGCTACAGTTAATGCCTTCTCTTGGACGCTAGCAAGTGAGGCGTTTTGTAATACTTGTTCTTGGCTGACCTGAGTCTTATTGGCTTTAATATAGTCAATAATAGTAAATGAGTCGCCTGAATTAGGCATTCTCACTTGATGGTCTTTTAAGAACGTGTGTAAATTGGTGTGGTGTGAACAGTTGTAGCAGTGATACTGTAGAGTGTCCCAATACATGTTACCTCTCTTCTTGGTATCATCTGTATGGGAATCACCACAATAAGGACACGCCAGGGTTATACGCCCTGGCATGTCTTTAAGTAGTTGCTTGTTAGGAGTAGTGTGGTGTTCTACACAAACTTGTTTTAGTGCGACTTTAATTCTACTCTTAAGCTCCTCAGTTAACTGTATGTTAGAGGTTGAGGTCATTCAAGAAAGAGTCTAAATCATCGTCCGTGTTTGCCGGAGCTGCTGCTTCAGTAGCTGCTTTCGCTGGCGCGGCTGCAACTACAGGCTCTTTAGCTGGCGTTGGCTCTGCTTTTGGAGCTGCTTTAGTAGCTGGTGTTGCAGTTACTTCAGCGATAGAGTCACCTGGATTTAGATACATTCTTAGAACGTTATTTACGAATGCTCTTGTGTCTTCGTCCCATGGCTTATAGTCATAAGTCGCAAGAGAAGGAGCAGTTTCTAATTCTGTCTTGATAGCGGTCATAGTCTCTTGAGATCTTTCCGCTGGAGCGTCTCCCATTACAATCGCAGATTTGTTAGCAGAGAACTTAGACTTATCGTAGTTGTTGTACTCACCTTGTCTTGTGATAACCAATTCAAAGTTCTTACCTTCGAAAAGGTCGAATACTTGTGTTGGCTCACCGAAATCAGGCTTCAACTCTGAATCGATTTTCTCTTTGATCTTGTAACCAAACTTGAATACTTTGTAAGTGCCTTCAAGATCTGGATTCTGTGGATCTTTAATAATCTTAATTAGGGAATAATACTGTTGGCGTCTCTTTAGCTTCTCAGAAGACTTTCTGTCTACTGCTGAATCTGACTTTCTCAATTTCCAGAATACATCTGCAATTGGACAGTGCTCGCCAATAGTTTGTGGAGAGTCCACTAGTTTTCCATCTCCATTAGAGTTAGTTAACCAGTGTACGTACTTTTGAATCAGAGATTTTCTTGGATTCTCTGGGTTAGGTACAAATCTAATTAGGGCTTTGTACGTGCCGTCTTTGCCGTCATCGGCAGTTGGTTTGTAGACTTCGTTTACCGTTGTCTTTTCTGGCTGATGCGTTTCTACGTCTTCTACGCCAAGATTAAAAATGTCAAATGAATCACTCATAATACTTAAAATTGTTTAAAATGTTAATTACCTGAAATTACTTTAATGTTCTTTCAATACCTTATAGTTGTACAATAATCAATAGTTTCAATCTAGTGTCAAATAAGCTGGATTATATCCTTGTCTTCTGTCCTGGGGTAATTCCTTCCAGGTCCCGTCCTCTTGCTTAATCAGCCCTGATTTGTGTAGCAACTCCTCACGTTCTTGCGAAGTGATTGCGTTGGCTTCCACCATTTGTTTGAGGATCTCATTGAGACGGAAGTAGTCCGCTGTTATCAACATGTCAATTGTACTTTTGTTTATTATACATATTATATATCTGAATTTAGATTTGTTTCTTCATAATATGTTAATAACTTTTTTGCAAAAAAATGCAAAATAATTGCAAAAAAAGTTTCACATGTCAGATATTTTTATTATATTAGTACTGTAATTAAACAAAGGAATATATGGAAAATATCAAATATCTAAGTTCAAGGAACAAAGACCTCCTTTTGATGGGGGCTAAGCAAACTGGAAGCTTTCTAGAGGGTTATTATTACATCGAAGAGAGTTTATACATCAATGAGTCAGACGAGCTCTACGCGTTCTGTGAGTACATTGAGAACGAGATTGGTGGAGCAGGTCCAATCAACATCGATATGCTTTGGTTAGGCTTTAAATATCCTGAGTCTGACTACTTTGCCAAAGAGACTGCAAAAATCAAAGAGGATATGGAAAGAATTAATGCATACTGTTAATATGGAAGATAATTGCATAATATGTAATGGAGAAATCTTAGACGAGTGGGGACACAATCCTGCTCCCGTCAAAGAAGAGGGTAGATGTTGTGATACTTGTAACTTCACTGTCGTCATCCCTGAAAGAATTAAACTTACACTCAATAACTAAAATAGGAGGTGCCCTATGTCATGGGACCACAGACCTTGGGAAACACAATCCCGCCAACGAGACGAAATGGAATGGGAAAGACGTGAATGGAAGCGTCGTGAGCTCGAAGAGGAGCTTAGAAAAGAAGATCAAAAAGAGGCTTTAAGAAAAAAGTTGAGAAAAAGTTGAACTGATTTGAAACCTTTTCTGGGAAGTCGCATATAAGTTATGTATTTAACCTCAAGGGAAGAGTAGTGCTGGTGTTGGCTTGTAGGCAGAGACTAGACTGAAGGCAGAGATTTGGTTAGTCTGGCAAATTTTCCCCAAGTTGCTGAAGCAAATAATGATTAAGGAACCAGGCATCGACAAGGTCATCAAAAGGCTTCGGAACTTTTTTCACCTCTCCAATTTCTTTCTGACAGTAAGCAAATAACGGCGAGCTAGCTAACTCATCACTCTCACATACATTATCTAAAAAGGAATGCCAAAGAGCTAACTTATTCATATTCCCTTTACCAGCATGTTTCTTAATTGTAGTAGGTGCAACGGTCAGTAGATTTTTGACGTCGAGCTGAGCAATCATTTGCTCTTTTAGAATAGCAGCACCTGCAGCCATGTCAATCATATTATTAGTTCCCATTTTAGAACCGTATGATGTACCCTCGAATGCAATATGATAATCTTGTTTGGTCTGTGTGATATTGACAATCAGATTAATGATGTCATCAGCAGTCTTAATGTATCTCTTGATTTTTGCGAACTCGTTCTTAGAGTAGTCACCGACAACTAGTTTCCAATCAGGTTGGTGGACTAGGGTTACGTCTTCAAATGTACCTATTTCTTCTTGTCGCTTTTGTTCAGCTTTTGTACCTGAACCAGCTTTAATATAGGAGATAAAGTGATACCTATTTGTGTCAGACGACCAGATACAGATACCAGGGGAATTAAGCGAGAAGTCAACAGTAACTAAATTCAAATTAGAATCTTTTACCAAACGCAGCACCTAGAGCGGCACCAACTAGTCTGGAGGTTAATAGATCGTAGAATATACCTTTCTGAATACCTAGTACTTTAGCAATCATCTTACCAACAGATTTTCCTAACGCGAAACCAGTTAAACCACCGATGATTGAACCTAGTAGACCTTCATTTAGAATATCTTCTTCTAGTCTGTCTAAATCAAATTCACCAGTCTTTTCATTGTGATATTGTCTTACAAACTCTTCTAGAGCTTGGTCAACTTTTTCCTCTAATTCAGGAGTCCACTCTGACTGTAATCCCTCTTGTAAGAGTTGCATATCAGTCTCTGTGATTTGTTGTTCAACTAAGTAATCATTAAATGTTTTCATAATGTATATATCTTTTAATCTATCTCTAAATCCAGGCTCATTTTATTGTAAAAGAAATTACACTCAAATGTAGAGAAGTCTGCTACATTCTCAGCCATGTTTAGATTTAACTCGTTAATAGAGTTTAGAATTATTTTTTCAAATTTCATGAAAGCCACAGATGCACCTTCCGCGTCTAAGATTCTTAGTGTGAACGGTTCGATATATGGCTGTTCAGTACTTCTAGCATAATAGTACAGTAGAGTGTCCATCATAATCCAGTAGTTAATAAAACCATCTAGTAATTGAAATGTGACTGTAAACTCTCTAGCAATTGTGTTTTGAATTGGCACTGCACCTCTGTGGTATCTTGTTGTTCCATCGTTATCCGCTTGAGTAACCGGGTCAAACGTAATACCAGGAATGTTAACACCCTGAATAGAGTAGTTGACAAAATCCACTGGCTCTGCTAACAGACCACCAGGTACTCTGTTCAAATACTTCTTATATTTCTCAGCTACTTCAGTTGGAATAAAGCCTCTAGGAAATCTAAAATCGAATGAGTTATTTCTGCTATTTAATATCATTATCCAAGAGTAAATTTACCTTTAGTAACCATCGACTCATCAGCACCGTTATCTAAACTAATATAGAAATCACGGTTTTGCATACCTCTGATAGTGTTTGCATTCTGTTCGTTAATCTTAAATAAGACCTCACCTTTACCCATATCAATATCCTTGTTATAGACGTGGTTGAACTTCAATTTTGTTTTACCATCATTAAAGGTTAGAATAACTAACTCAGAGTTTTCAAAGTTTACTAATTCGAAATCATCACCTCTTTTCTTAGCAACTACAAATTTAATATAAGTAGCAAAGGGAGGTATTGTAATCGATAGGTCTCCCTCGTTAACAAACTCAGATGTTTCTAACTCTTCAACGTCAGCATACATACCAGCGCCTGCGCCACTGCCTGAGCTCAATCCAGTTAAATCTACTCTAGTGCTTGAAGCAATAACATTATGTCTTTCAATGAATGTCGGTACGTATTTAACAGATCTAGGCAGGTTATCAGTGATAAACCCTGAAATTGTTTTATTTGAAGTCAGACTAGGTAGTACGTTATAGACTTCAGTTAATATATTTGGATTATCAATCTTTAATGAAGATAACTTCTTACCATATTTTGCTGGGTGGTTTACAGTTAACGCTGCTTTCTTTACAATCTGAGTATTATCTGTTTGATTGTAAATTCTCATCGTTACGTCGATCGAAAAGTTGACAGCAACATTAGCATTTGAAATTACAGGTCTAAAGACGATAGGTGTGCTAAAGTCTTCATACTGTGTAAAAGTCGTATCGGAAGTCTTAATAAAAGAAGTACCCACTTGCTCGAACACCTCAATCTCATAAATAACAACAATATCATCTGAGCTAGTTTGAATTCTATTCAGTAAATTACTCTCAAACCCAGAGATTGAATTATCCTTCTCACCGTAGATTTTAAAGTAATCTCCGTCATCAGCGTCTTCAACCGCTACTGTAAAATCAGCGTACTCATCTTCTCTAGATACTGTAAATACATTCTCTTCTCCTGTATAAACGTAGTCGAAACCATTAACAGTCTCTAATTTATCTAGTAGCTTAAAGGCTATACCGTAGTTAGAGAATTCATTTATATCACTTGAGCCTACTGTACCATCACCGTAGAATCTATCTAAGAACTCTTGGTTCTGTCCGATTAACGATGGGATTTTAATATTAATATACTTAGACCACAGAGTCTCACCTAAAATAAATGGTTTAGGGTTTGAGAACTCATAGTTACTTTGATTTAAGTAGACTAACTGAGTTAAGAAGTTTTTGACTCTAGTATTTCTTTCAGTAGTTACCTCGAATAGAAAGCCCTCGTAACCCCTTGCTGCAAAACTAAATCCAGATCTTAAGTGTAGTCTAACAGTATCATACTGTATATAGTTGATATTTGCAGTTGCTTCAGTCTGGTAGTTCAATAGGTCGTTCTCTTTTGAGCCAGTCCAATCTATTGATCTGTTAATAAAGTTATGCATCTCGTAGTCGCCAGTCGAGTCGTAACCTAGTAAAGCATATTTAGTTTTATCATCACCAGGTACATTAACTGCATGGTATCTACCAATAGTTTGGTTAATATCATTACCGGTTGCTTCGTCTGGAGAAGCAAATAGAGGGTTAGCTCTAGTATCAACGATCGCTTTACCACCTATTAACCCAGGATAAGAATATTCTACTGTGCCATTTTGAGTTGGTGTATATTCAGCGATATTAGTCACTGGAGAGAAAGAGTAAATACCTAACGCACCGCTAATCGCAAAATCAGCTGGATTAGTTAAAGCACTTAAGTCAAACTTATATGTCTTACCATTTTGCAGTAGTAAAGTTCTAGCTGCAAAGTTTTCAACAGCCAGATAACCAGATACTTCTGTTACATCAAAGTTCACCACAGCAGAACCCAACTCGTTAATCAAGTGTCTGGTTCCAAATGGATTACCCTGCTCCACGTCCAAGAACATAACCTCGCTACCGTTATCGTCTACTTCAATACGATATGGTTCCGGGTTACCCTGATCGTGGTAGATAAACTCAAGTAAGATGTCTTGGTCTATCTTAAAATATCTAGATGACTGCGCCATGTTTTAAAATTGTAAAAATTTAGGTGACCAGTAAAGTCCCACGCCTATTGAAGGCCCGGTGCTAATCACCTGATCGTTATTTAAGTTAACACCATATCCAACACCAAAGCCGATTAACCATCTTGATTTCTTCTCGTCTCTTCTGTTCAATCTAGTATTGACTAAATTAATATTTTCAATATCTTTAATCACTAAACCAGGATATGATGTAGATAGTTTTAGTCTATCTGCTCCATCCTCACCCGCTTCAATCGCAGCCATTAGGCTTAGTGTTTGTTTTAATTCAAATTCACTTTGTAAAACTTTAAATTGTCCAAAGTCATATTTTATCGTCGAGAACCCAGATAAAATTCTTGAGTTACCATTACCAAAATCTTTCTCTGAGCTGAAAGTAATTTTAGTTGTAGTAGTATCAATCGTCTCTGTAGTTGTCGTTACGTCCAGGCTATCTTTAATCTCTAACTCTGCAGAAATCAGTGAGTTAACCTCTTTCAAATCCTTATTTAACGCAAGTGCCTTCTGGTACTTCTTTGTTAAATCCTTCTGACTCTCTTGTAGCTTTGATAGATCAAATTCATAAGATCTAATCTCAGCTAACTGATCGCCGTTATCGTTTCTTAAGATAGTAACTGAGTCTTGTGCTGCCTTAAAGTTATTTAAGTTTCTATCAGCATCCTCTTGTGCAAATTTCACATCTTGTTTTAGATTTGAAATCTGGTTACATTGCCTAAAGAACAATAATACGACAAGAGCTCCAGCGATAAATGTCACTAGAGTCCTGTTTGAGAGTATGTTTTTTATTTTATCCTTCATATTTTATTAACCTATATTACAGCTCGTGCCACTGGCCTGGATACTCGAACCTGGAGGGTTTATATGATTGATTCCAGAATTACTACATGGCCATGTTTCCGTCGCGTCGTTACAGTAATTATTCAGTTCTGTAAAGAATGGAAGCTCCGGAGCTCCCGCACTCACGTCTAAAGAACACTCTGTCCTAGGACCGGTCGGGTAACCGCCTCCAATTGGAGATGACAGGTTAGCTCGTACGCTACCATTAGTACCATCTAAGTTGTAGTATACAAGATTTGCGGCTATATTGCTGTTCGGGTTATCATAAGTATAATTTGTTCCGTTCGTCACAGTAGAACAATCAGTTCCTCCATAATGTGGTGCGCTGTCGTTGGCCACGCGATTAGCCCACTGGAAGCCAGGCTCATTTGAGCTAACAACCTTAAACCAAACACCAGGCGATCCCGCATAGTCATCATCGGCGACAATAGCATTTGATATTACACTCCAATTATTTGCACTACTCGAGGTATATGTAGCTGCTTTATTATTTCCAACTAACTGACAAGTTCCATATTGATCGGTTGTACCGTTAATGTAGTACACTGTATAAGACGTTAGCGTAGCAGAACCTTCTAGTGTTAATGTTCCTGATACATCTGAGTTGCCCATTGTAACTGATACAGTAATAGGTACTCTATTTTCACCGCTATTGTTAGTAGTATCATCACCAAGAGAAGATACACCTAACGTGGTGCTATACCCAGTCATATCCTGTGCCGTTAACAAGTATGCTGCATCATTACCTCCAACCCACACTGTTGCTTGAGCCTGATTACCTGGAGCAGCAGATGCTGAAATCTGTGTAGTCTCAGTAGTAGAATGTTGAGTCGCATACGCTTTACCGTTAACAATTTGCTC